TTCACGAACTCCTTGTCTTCAACTTGTATCATTCATGACCTCTATTAACACTTCTCGAATATCCTGTTGAAGCTGTGTATTAGGCATTGGCGCTCCATGAAGAAGTACTGTACATCCGCATTTAGTAAGCCCACGACAGATATCACCACTCCCTGGAATGCCAGGAAGACGAGGTAAGCCCAGATCAGAAAATTGTTCTCGCTGATATGGACCACCGAGTGATGCTTGGATACAAGGAAGGCAATGTTCCGTGTCTCTAAGTACCCAGTCGTACGGTCCTGCTGGTAATGCTTCAATTCTACCAAGCTCGAACATCCCTCGTAGACTTTGTAAGTACAGTCCAGCTCTTTGAACTGGGTCTAGTACGTAGAAGCCTCCGGCAATCTCTTTGGCAAAAGCTCTCAGAAATCGCCGCTGTTGCTCAATCTCTTCATTGATAACTCTTATATCTCTCAGTGTTAGTGTATGGAAAGGGTCGACTGAGAGTGCTCCAAGAGCAAAAGTGATTCCAAATCCGTCTCTGAGTAATCCGGGTAAAGCCCTAGAGAATCCCTGAACATCAATACGACCGGCGGCAAGACCATCCACGAGGTGAAGCAGTCGATCACGAAAACGTCGTCCAGTAATTCTGAAGGTCTCTCGGAGAAGCCATGGATCCACCGATCCGAAGGAGCGGCTGTAAGACTGAAGGAATGAGTTACGGCCCGAGAAGACACGATCAAGTACCATCCTTAAGCGGGCTTAGGCCCATTTCTTTCAGGAGCAGGATTACCCTTAGCGACAGTAGCCAAATCTGGAGGTAGTCCCTGATCATTACCATCCCTGGCATGATTACCATTAGCTACTGGATTAACTAAAGCATCTAAAATAGACTTCTGCTGAGCCGCCCTCTCAATCTCTAATGCGACCTCTTCAGCTTCAACCTGTCCCATGATAGCATCAACGTTAGCCACGTTCATAACTGTAAGTACACCCTTGATAGCTTCACGGTGTACAATCTTATTACCAGGCGCCACATTCTGAGTAACCTGCGACCAGGCTGTGGTATACTTCACAACATCCTGAGAGATAAGTGGAGGGAATGTACCACTAATTCTATCTATCTGCTTCTTTGCATTTTCTTCATCAGTTGCGATCCTAATTACATAGAATAGCATAGATACAAGATACGTATTAACCCACTCCTGCCAATCCTCGAAGGTCTTAACCATTGGCAGTTCCATTGACTGAGCTGTAGCTAAATTCGCGTCTCCGCCTTCACCATAGTAGTGATTAAAGATACCAATGCCAGCACCAGCAGCACTAAGTAGTGACCGACCATCCTTCTCAGCATTAACTGCACCAGTATCGGTCTTCATCCAATCAAGATCTACAGCAGGATTAGAGTCATAAGTAGCACCAGCTATAGGTCGAGTGAGTTTCTTAATCTCAGTATTGTTCTCTGGGTTCTCATAACCAACATCTATTCCACCGAACTTGCCTTGGAATCCAGCAACTCCAGTTGGACCGGCTTTAATCTTCCGCTTGAAAGCAACTGAAGTTGCAGCTGCGTTAATAGCAGCCCTATCTTCCATAAATTCCTTGTAAACTCTGAACCATTCACGAGAAGCGAAAAGCTCAGAAACTCCACGTCGCCCAGCCCTCGTCCACAGAGGGTTCACCATGGTATGAAAGATTCGCTCAGCTTCTGGAGCTGCTTCTTTAGCCTTAATCCTAATCCTCTTCTTTGCCTTAGTAATCTGTTCATCACTAAGGTTATGATCAAGATAATAGCGAGTCTTAGGCTCCCCATCAATAACATACTTGTCGTCTTCAAATTTCAGTTCTTGCCAGACTCGCTTGTAGTAAACCGGAATAAGACGATTATCTGGATGATATACAATACTGACAATCTCTTCAATAGGAATCTCTGTCAGCTTAACGTATGGTGCTACTCCAGATGCTTCGAAACAAATGAAGAACTTCTCTCCATCAGTAACATTATCATCTAGCCAAGCTTTCATGGCATCTTTTGAAGTCAAAGCGACTTGATTTTCTCCGTCCTTCCAGAAAGACGTTATAATCTCTTTAAGCTGATCCTCTCCGTCAGAATCAACCTCTTCACTTACCTGTGGACGTGCCCTAGGTAGTGGCTTGAGATTAGCTCCAAGACGTGAGTTGTTATTACGAGGTCCTGGAAATAGTCCATTCAGCTTAGGAAGCCCATCTTCATCTGGTGGAACAACGTTACTAGCATCCTGTAGTGCCTTATCAGGATCTGGACCGATACTAATCTGAACCCCACGGCCGAGCGTAAACCTTAAAATCAACTTCACCGACTGCTTCGCAAGAGGATTTTCATGCCTCAAACGTCGCATCCGGTTGACATACTTCCTTCGATCCCCTAGCGGGATAACATCCATGATATTGTGGAGGTCATAGAGATTAAGGTAATCTATGTCTTCTATCTGATGTTGTAACAGGACATTAGCATTCTGCACAGACTCTAACTGGCTGCTGAGATTGTCTACAACATCATCAACACCAGTTATCCTAGCAATTACTTCCTGTATCTGATTCACTAGTACTCTCCGAGACTAACTCGCTCTCGAATACCTGGATCAAGGTCTTCGTATGTCATATACTCAATTTCTTCTCGCTTAGGATCTTCGTTGAAGAGTGCAGGGAATGTGTTGTAGTAACCATACCTCACAGCATCAATCCCGTGGTTATCCACGTCCACAGGGAGCTCCGTGGGGTTAGTGTCTATTCTCTTTCTGATTTCGTCTGGATAGTGATACTGTCCGTGTTCTTTGATGACGTTGGTACATTTGGGATCGTAGGTAATTCTTGGAACAATGCTATCAGGTGTGGATCGTAAGGGATCACGAAGGAACTGGTGATGTACCTCGAGTCCCTTCTTGATAGTTGGCTTCTCTCCCCACGCCCGATAGCCTCGAAGTCGCCAAGTAGCAGCAGCTTCAGCCGCCGCCTTGTCGATAATAACTTCCAATTCAGCTTTTGGCCGGCGATAGTCGTTAAGGATGTATCCACCCCACTTGTCTTCTGCAATCGCAATAATGCGATCAGACGTGTGCTGAGTGAGGTAAATCTCATCTATAACCCTTACTTCCTCTTCAGGCGTAATCTGGACAAGAAGTACACAATAAGGCGCGGACGTTCCTGGGTCGATCCAGAGGGCAGTTCTGAGTGATGGGTTGTAGATATGTGACCGAACGTGGATATTCTGATCAAACTCAGGAAAGACCAACCCGCCATAAGAGATGAATTTCGCTTCCCATTCTTGCGCAAACGCCTCTGGCGTCGATGTACGACGTGCTTCCTCAATTTCCTCTTCTCCGAGAAGCGGATTCTCAGAGGATGGGATTTGCCATGATTCCCATCCAACTTCATGTTCTGGGTGATCCTTCTGACCTCGATTGAAGAAATCAAAAAACCAATTGAAGCCACGAGGAGTAGAAGTAAGAAGCGCGTCACCTCTCCTGTCAGCAAGAGCAGGACGAAGGTACTGGTCCCAAGTACGATGCTTAAGGCGAGCAGCTTCTGCGCAGACAACAAGATCTAAACCCTCACCAATGAGCTGGTCCGGGTTCTCTTCTGACCGGCATTCTATATGAGTACCATTCTGGAGCTGCATAAACAGCTCTCGCTCGGACTTCCTTCTAACCGGAATCAGCTCACGTTCAACTATTAGTTTCCAAGCAACACGGAATTCTTTCTCGGCCAAGTCCATAGTAGGACCAACGATCCAGATGTATGACTCAGGAATTACCGCCTGTGCGAAGATCTCTCTTCCACCAAGAAGAGACTTCCCGATACGTCGTCCTCCACAGACAACTCGAAACCTGGCGCTACTCGAATGAATCTTCGACTGGTACGGCAGTACCGTTAAGTTCGAAGACTGGAAAATCCGGCTCTTCTGAATCGGAGTTCTTAGCAAGGACCGCCGCGATGATGGTATCGTACTGTGTGGAGCTAACATTTATGTCACCTGCGATGTTGACTCCAGCCTTCCCACCGATTGGTCCTGCAACTCGGTCGAACACTCGGAGAAGGTCCAGTAATTCGATCTTCTCTATCTTTCCAGGCTCCGTCCTGCTAGACATCTCCTTGATAACACGACCTCTTATCTTAGAGAACATCGTGTTTCGGAGTTCTTCAATCCGTCGTCTAAACTCAGCATCTGTGTAGTATTTCTTAACCTGACGAACTGAAACACCAGCATTAGAAGCTGCTAATCTGAATGAGCCTCCGGCGGCTAGAGCCATTGCTGCCATCTCCATATGTGCTCTCATCGGAGCATATGGAAGCCGCTGAGCTCTAAATCTCTCTGATCGTTCCTCGAAAGTCTCGCCCTTCGGATCTAGAACACGTAATCCTTCTCGTACTGCTGGAAGAAGATTACGATCTCTGCCAGTAGAATCCGCTGTAAGCTGTAGCTCTGGCTTACGTTCTCGCTGTCTAACTCTACCTTCTACTGCTCGCTGAACAAAAGCTGGATTCTTCTTCTTCCCTGGATTCCAATCAGATTCATCTGTAGTGAGCTTAGAAACTTTACCAGACGGAGTTAGTTGCCGCGCCGTATCTGTCATGATATTTCCCTGACAATCATCCTCATACCTTTTGCCATGGATTGATGAAGACCATAAGTAGTCATCTTCATCTCAGCTCTGATTTGGTCCATACTAGCACCACAGAAGAAAAGTACTAGAGGTGTGGCCAGTTTAGGCTGCACCCCCATAATCTCATACAGAGCAGCAGTGATTGGATACTGCTTCTTGCTAGGTACTCCATATAAACGCTTGCGCGCGAGGCGGTACGAGTTTAGATCTATTTCAGGGTCAGGGGGGATCAGGCCAAGATTTGCCTTGAGATGAGCCCAGAACCTCGGCGCAGTCTCTGGATTCCCGTTCTCAGCGAGTAGCTTGTACTCGTGGAAGCGACTGGGGGCTTCCGCTTCCCAGGCGTTCTGTAGCCAGCATAAACCACAGAAGAGGTTCCCAGCCCGATCCCCAACAAAGTAGAATAAAGATGAGTGTAAACAACGGAGTTCAGGGTATGTTTGCTGATAAAAATGGATGAACTGCTCAGCAAACATAACCTGAACTCTTCCCTTATTTCTGATTGAGTAAGGAAGTTACCGACTTCAAACCAGGCTATCCCACTACCGTAAGATTACGGGAGTTTGATCTAGGAGCTCTTCCCCTAGTTAGACCGGTGGGTCGATCTGGCTGGCGGTGAACGGTTGAACTCTTCCCTGGTACTATCCTAAGACATCTTCAAAATTTTGTCAAGGATCATGATCTGACAGCCTGTAGGGTGGATCCAGTTTGAATTAAGCTTTAAAGCTTAGAAACTCGGTTTACTCACGAGACTAGAGACGGGAAGTGTTTAGTTTCTGGTTTTAGAACAGGTTCTAATCTCTTCACTGCACAGGACGAGTAGGTGGATCCAGCTTGGTAACTTGATCAAGCTCATCTTCAAAATTTTAAAAGCTCGCCATTAAAAGTTTCCCAGCAGATATCTTAAAGTCTCTTAAGGCAGAGTCACACCGCTTAGATAGCTAAGAAGTAATCACGCTGCCTCTGATAGCCTCGTGGGCTAATCTTGAAGACTGTCCTTGGTCAGTCATTGACCCATATATACCACCTCATCAGATCTTAACTTTTCTACTTATCATCTTCTCAACCACCAACACCCTCTTTATCATGTCATGGTCCTAGGGACAGTCGTGGTACGCTTGGCTTGTCAGTCGGGCGTGTGTCCCGACGACAGGGTTAAACAGGAGGGCAATGATGCCCACAGCAACATTCAGTCCTAACGCGGTGGCGCGTGAGGCGAGCAAGCGACTAGGCCGGACCGTCACGAGCAAGCAAGTCCGCGGGCTGGCCCGCGCGACCATGCGACGTTTCGACAAGACACTTCACCCGCAGTACCAAGCGCATGAGTACACCGCGGCCGAGCGGACCGCACTCATCGCGGTCATGGTCAAGCGGGCCGGTGGGGCTGGTCCCGCCGAACCGAAGCGTCCGGCCCGCAAGGCGCCGCCCGCCAAGGTGGCGCCCGATGCGTAGCCAAAGGACGCTCGCGCTCAACGACCACGATACCGCGCTCGCGCTCGCGGTCCTCACCGGCGCTGTCTGCGCCTGTGGACGGCCAGCGGGACGCGTGATCATCGAACGTCCTCAGCAACCCGCGAGGGACGTGCTCAAGACTCGCCGTTGGTCCCTCACCGCGTCAACGTTCAAAGACGAGGGCGCGGTCGTTCGGACGTGGTGCGGGTCATCGGACGATGACCACGTGTTGTCATACGAGCAAGACGCGTCCATCTCGGACGCAACTCTTGCCATGCATGAGGACGACCTATGACCGCCATAGGCGTCCCGGCGTCTCAGGTCGCGCGCCGGTGCCGTTGGTGCCGCTCGCGCCTGTGGCGCGTCCTCGGGTCCGCAGTCGTTGTCTGCGACACGTGCGACGCGGCCTAGCGTCGCTTTGCCCCGTTCGGCCTTCGGGTCGGACGGGGCACCTTTTATTGTGTCCAAAATTGGGATTAGAAGCGGTAGCGGAGGAGGCTCTTAAGGAGCTTTCTAGAAGTAGAGGGTGATCGCCTCCCTTCCTTAGGAGGGTAGCAGGTGAGATAGAAAGATTTAGTCGGTAGAAGTGTATGATCTATAGATCTAATCATCTATCAAAGAGAAGAACAATATCAGATCTGCCTAAAGAGGCGCCTTCAGTTCCACGGTTCCATGGTAGATGTTCTGTGTCAGGTTCTATAGATGCTTGGTTCCAGAAGCCTATAGTTCCATTGATCTAGATCCAGTCAATCAGGGGATGTTAGAGGATCAGCTGGAGGGCTCTTAAGGAGCTTCCTTAAACTTCATTAGTCTGCGGTACTTCCAATGATACCATCTTCTACCTATCTTCCAGTAGCCCATCCAAGCTCTTGAGTGGAACTCTGCACAGCTCTCATCCCAACAGACATCTGGGTATGATCTCAGATGACAGTGACCCCTCCCCACAGGATGCCCCCTAGTCCCCGATCCCAACAAAACATCACAACTACCTAAAGTGGCGCCTTGCGGTTCCAGAGCTGTTCTTATGAGTTCTATGCCACCGAATGCCTAAGCTTGGTTCCAAAATAGGGCAGCTTTCAGGTTTACCGGCTGTGAAGGCAGAACCTGGTGATGGAAGACGGTGATCATTCATAGCCGCCATGAGTAAGCTTAATAGATTGAACATAAACTATACCTCCAACTACAAT